GCCGGGCTCTAGGCGGTTCGCTTCTCGGGGCGTGACGCGCTAACGTCACGCCCCACCCACGCATCGTGCAGCGTACCAAACGAGGGACGCGCGCATGTCCTGCCCCGTCTGCCATGGCTCCAAGATCGTCACCGTCATGCTCATGGCCAGCACGTCCGAAGGCACGCCCCGGTGTACCGGCGCCGAGACGCGCTTCTGCTTCGCGTGCACCCCGGCTCACTTCCGGTTCGCACAGCCTCTTGCGCGCGGCATCGTCCGCCCTCTTCCATCCGATCCACGAATCGCGGTAGCGTCTCCTCGGACCCGTCGAGCACTGGGCTTGCCGACCGCCTAGCGTTCCGGTTCTGACATTGCCTCCCATACGCAAGCAGGAGAGCGGCCCGGTGGATCTATACACCGGGCCGTTTGCTGTCTGAGGCACACATGAGCCAATCCCTCGCGCTCTTCCTCTTCGGCTTCCTCGTCTTCCTCGGCCCGGCCACGGTGATGTGGCTCGATGGCTATAGCTCGCAGGATGGCGAGAGCCACAGCGAGTTGATCGTCCGGTGGCTCATGTCCAAGACGCCCGAGCAGATCGGCGGCATCGAGGGGTGCTGCCTCTTCGGCCCCTTCTGCATGACGCTCGCAGCGGTGATGCCATGAGTTGGCAGGGCGGAGACCAGCTTCGCATCTACCCGAAGGAGTACCGGCCATCGAAGCCGGTGCCACGCGCACGGAGATCGCCCCTGGAGCGTTACCTTGCGCGGCCCTTGTGGCTGACGGGGGACTGGTAGGAGCGCACTCCATGCCCTGGATCTTGCTAGTCGCGTTCGCCTTCCTCGCAGGAGGCATGTACGGGCGCAGCGGAAGCGAGGACGACGCTTCTGCCCAGTTCAAGCGCCTGAGTGCCGAGTGCCGCGCCGAACTCGAAGGGATCGCGCGGGACGAGCCACCACACCATGGGGAACGATAATGCACTGGATCAAGGCGACCGCGCCCGATGGCAAGGCGTCCTACCTCAACCTCGATGCCATCCCGCACATGCTGGAGGGGACGGTCGACGGCCAACCGGCCACGATCGTGTTCTTCGGGGGCGTCGGCGCCAAGATCGACGGTTCGCCGCTCTACGCCACAACGGCCGTCATGGAGACGATCGCCGAGCTACTCGCTCTGCCCCGTATCACGGCCTCGCTGGCAACCAAGATCCTGCCATGCCCACAAGCAGCCGACGCCGCAGGGGTAACGATCGCCGCCACTCGTGATGTGGCAACCCCCACGGCGCCGGCACCGGCCAGTGACACGACGGCCGGACCTGCCCAACGACCTGCCCCCGTCGAGGTTCCGAAGAAGGGCCGCGATCGGTTCCGGCAGGCGAAGGCCGCTCCTCGGAGACCTCGATGACCAACCTTCCACGGACCTACGTCAACGTCATCACACAGCTCTACGAAGCCGGAGGGTCGGGACATCTCGACACTCATGGCCGTGTTCAAGTCGATGCACCGCGTAGACCACTCCCAGGCGATCCCATCGCTTGGCTCACCCTCGTCGCCGCTGGCCTCGTTGCCGGGGATAGCGGCCGACTGATCCTCACCGAAGCAGGCCGCGCGATGGCCGTTGGCACAATAGCCGGACGAACCCGCGAGGCATAACCCCCTCGAGGCACATCAATGGACACCCTGCATATCTCCTTGCCGCCGCTCAAGGCCAAGGAGCGAGCCCTGCTGTGCGCTCTCTTGCGCCGCCCGGCTGTCAGCAAGTCGACGATCATCGACGCCCTCTGGGCCGATAGCCCGGACGGCGGACCGCTCAACCCCAACCCGTCCCTCAAGGTCTACCTCAACGGGTTGCGGCAGAAGCTCCTGCCCCTTGGCATCACGATCCGGCTCATGGAGCGGGGATACAACGACACCAGCCTCTACGGTCTCGAAGGACTTGCCCTCGATGCCCTGCGGCAGGCGGTCGAAGCCCGCTATGGCGCCGAGATCCTGCATGGCGTTCGTGTGGCGTGATGGACCTCCCGCACCTTCAGCCCTCCGAACGGCTGATCCTCCTCGCCCTGAGTCGGCGCCAACTGGTCTCGATGGATCACATCCTGTTCGCGCTCTACGGCAACCGCATGGACGGCGGACCGGACGACCCGGCCGGATCGTTCCGCGTGATGCTCACCCGGTTGCGCAAGAAGCTCGCCCCCATGGGCATCACGATCGAGGTAGCCGCTCGAGGCTACCACTCACCCTCGTACTATGCCATCCGTGGAGTTGAGCTTTCGGCGATTCGTCGCGCCTTCGCCGAACGCTATGGCCCGGAGATCCTGAAGGCGGCATGACATGGACGAGACGAAGGAAGACACCCGACCGTACGCCGAACGCATGGCGGAGTGGCGCGCCAGCACGGTGCCCATGACAGCGGAGACGCTGGAAACCCTGCGCCAGGAACTCATCTTCCTGGGCAGCAGTCTCGACAACGTCGAGAAGATCCTCGCCCACGCCTCGATGCCGATGGAGACGGCCCTCAGCGTCCACAAGCGCCTTGAGGAGATCGGACTGCACCGGGACCGGACCTTGAGGCCGATCCGGGAGGCGATGAAGGCCCTGCCGGAGCAGCCGCCGTTCCGGTACGAGATCGACCCGGCGTTCTTTCGGGAGCCGGTCCCGTCGCCGGTCGACTGGCCGAACGACACGTCGTCTTGACGACCCCGCGCAGCCAGGCACGCGCCCCACGGCGGATCAACGCCATGTCGGCCCGCACGCCGCATGGCAAAGCCACTCGCCTTATCGGCAGCAGTCGGGGGAAGATGCGGTCACCCCTTCGAGTGGCCGGTGTATCCTAACAGATCCAAGGGGGGATGACCATGGACGGAGAAGCCGATGCCTGCGGATGCCCCCAATGCGAAGCGCCCCCTTCTGCCCTGCCGACCCCGCGAGCACCACGAAGTCGTGCTGGAGCGGATCGTCGCCCGCTACCGCGAGTTGCGAGAGGACCGGGAGCGCGAGGCGTGGATCAAGACCCGCACGCTGCCCCCCACCCTGGAAGAGCTTGAAGCCAAGATAGATTGGAGCGCGACACCGCGCCGGAGACGACGCAGGTAACCCAAATGCGCCCGCTCAAAGCCCATCGCTACGCCGCTGGCGCATCCCCCACCCTCGTCGAGATCATCGTCAAGAAGCTCCACTACTGGGACTTCGAGGAAGCGACGACGTTCTACGCGGACGCCATCCCCCACCTGAAGGCGACCGAGCTTGCCCTCCTCGCCGCGAATGACAGGTTCTTCCTCCTCACCGGCATCCTCAACCGCGTCGACATCATCCACCCTTGGCTCTACGACCGCTGCCGCGAGGTCGAAGCCGATCCGGATGGCTACCTGGACCTCTGGGCCCGTGGCCACGGCAAAAGCTCCATCATCACCTTCGGCGGGGCGATCCAGGAGATCATCGTCGACCCCGAGATCACGATCGGGATTTTCTCGGTCACGGCCGACATCAGCCGCAAGTTCCTGGCGCAGATCAAGCAGGAGATCGAAGGCAACGACGAACTGAAGGCGATCTTCCCGGACGTGTTCTGGCAGAAGCCGCGCGTCGAAGCCCCGAGCTGGTCCCTCGTCGACGGCCTGATCGTCAAGCGCCGGGGCAATCCCAAGGAAGCGACCTTGGAAGCGCATGGCCTGATCGACGCCATGCCCACGGGCCGCCACTACCGGCTGCTGTGCTTCGACGACATCGTGACCGAGAGACACGTCTCGAACCCGGACCAGATCCGGAAAGTCACAGAAAGAGTGGAGCTTTCCGACAACCTCGGCGTGGGTGAAGGCACGCGCAAGTGGTTCATCGGGACGCGCTACTCGTTCGCCGATAGCTACGGCCACCTCCTCGAACACGACATCGTACGGCCCCGGCTCTACCCCGCGACCGACGACGGCACGCTCGACGGCAACCCCGTGTTCCTCTCGCCTGCCGCCTGGGAAGAGCGCAAGAAGGCCCAGCGCACCACGATCAGCGCGCAGATGCTCCAGAACCCCATCGCGGGCAAAGAGCAGATGTTC